GCTGCATAAGAAATACGGTAGGTGAAAGGAGTTATAGCGGGGTTACCCCCGCAGCCTTAGGAAGAAGCTTTCGCCTCTTGCAGATTTTGCACCACACACCTGGAAACAGTGTGGCGGTCCTCTGCCCTACCGACCCCCTCTAATCGAGGAATCCGGTTGCTCCTAGCTCTTTTTGAAAGAGTTCAGAGCAAACTGGTGCACCTGGTTTCGTACGCCGCTTTCGACATTTTTGGTTAGTCGAAATTGGCTCACGACCTTCTGTTTCAGGAAGGTCGGTACGGTTCCAATTGGAGTTATGCCAATGAAGATACCTACCTACCTCGTCGACTTCCTGGGAATCACTAACGCGAATTAACACGTTAGAGATTCTTTGGATAGGCGGCGAAACAAGTTGAGTATCAACACTATAGTCATAACCACCCCAAAGATCTTTCGGTACATGATTTGCTAACTCTAACCATAAACGGTAGAGTGCAGGATCAATGTACTGGCGGTATGGGTCCCTTGAAAGGGACCACATACGAAGCTGATTCGCTGCCCGGATTAGATCCGTGAGGCGAGTCGGCATACGCTTAAGATAGAAAGGGGTTACGTCTTCTCCCATATGGTAATGGCCTCCACAAGATTCTCTAAAGAATCCAGTGGAGAAAGACTTATTGTAGTTGGGTAAAAAACCAAATTTCCCCAGTACAAAAGTCAGCAAATCAAAAGCCCCAGTAGGGGCGATGATGTCATCTCCATAAACAGATAGGACGCCAGAGATGCCCTCAAAGTAAAGAACAGATTTACCTATAGCCCAAAAGAGTAAACTCTCAAGTTCAAAAGTAAATCCGTTCCCCATTGAAGAGAACATCTCTAACCGGAAGTACCTATCTCCGACCAGCGTATTGTGTGAGCGTATACAATCAAGATACGCAAACCAGTCTGCTGGTAAGAGAGTACGAATCACCTCGACGGTCATCGAATCACTTGCAGATGACAGATCCAGGGTGGCCAGAGATTGATCTCTGCTGCCTAGTTCTGCTAATCTACGGTTGACGCTCTGATCGTTCAAGTTGATACCGTACTTTCTCAGACGGCGGCGGATATGAGATCCGACACCTTTCTGAAGATACATATTGATATCTGGCTCTTTACAAGCACAGCGATCAATATCGGTTTTCTTTGGAACGGTGAAAAGCACATTTCCCTTCACAATGTTGGGATGTGAAAAGGACTCATGCTCTCGAAGCATCGGTGATAATCGTTCGACAAGATCGATTACGCACTTAGCTTCCTCAGTTATATCAGCCTTCCCGGAGAACTTATTAGCCGGATGGCTAACGGTCCTACTACGACTTGTCGATGCTCCACCAGAGAACGATCCAAGTACTACTTCATCATGAAGCGGTCCGAGGACATCTCTGATTAATCGCCGACAATGTCGGAGAAAACTCGAAACGGAAACCCGAGGTAATAGATTATACCCTGGGTCTACCGATCGCCACCAGTCGTTGGTGTGTGCGTTTCTGAGCTCGGTTTCAATCCATTTGTCGATAGCGTTTTGTTTACGCTCGGCTCCTGGAACGAGGGATTCATCGCAGTACTTACTGAGATAGGATTCCCGGAGGTAGGAAAACGCAAAGTCTTCTCTACTGTCAATGGAATTTGCAATTCCAAGGACGGTATTTCTGGCTGACTCGGAGAGTTCAAGATTCCAATTCCGGAATTTTCTCGAGCCTCTTCCGATGTGACGCTTCGTTTGACGCTTCTGCATTCAAAATCCCCTTCTGGGTGATTGAAGCTTAGGAACAGTGTTCCTAGAAGACCGATTAGACAAAATAACGAAATTGTTATAAGTCTAGCCGTTCGGTGACTTTCCACTTCAGCTGACGTTAGTAAACGTCAGACAGATTGACGATAGTATCGTTAATCTGCGTTTGAGCAGTTTGGAGGGACTCAACAATGAGCCCAACCGCATCTGCACGCTCCTGAGGAGTGGAGAGCGCCGAAAATACGAAGTTCACTTCCACAAGTGCAGTACGGATGACCACTGGGCTCGAAATCCCATTGATCGTCTGAGTCTGCACAACTGGAACTTTCAGCCGTATGGTAGGACGCCAAGTGTCACTCGTCTTCTTCAGAGCAATAGTGAACTGCGGGTTACCCGCGGGAACACCAGATTTCTCCGAATAAACGTGGACGTTATTGGTATCATCCCCATCAGGGGTGTACGTGTGGTTCACCACAGGTGATGCCCGATCTTTGAGGATCAGGTTGCCGCGTGCGGCCATATTGATAACTCCTAATTATAATTGGAGGGAAACGGGTTCTCCCGCGTATCAAACTCTCAACTTACGAAGGTTAACGATCGAGAGGGCTAAAGCCTTTAACGATCGGTCACCCTTGAAAGGGTCATTGCTGAAGTAGAAAGATGGCAAAGGCCATTTATCATAAGTCTTACGCGAGTAAGACTCTCTCCAAGCAGTACCGGTTGCATTCTGAGTAGATACGGAAACATTCCCTGTTGGGCCTGCTCCGCGCGCTCCAGTATATGCATTCTGATAAGGTCCAGAAACACTGGCCCTTACAGAACAAGAACCGGCGACAAAATGTAATCCAGCTGGAGCAGTCAATGCTGAAAGGACCGGCCCGATAGGGACGAACCAATCAACAACGAATGACCAGGGAGTTAAATCCCAAGCTAAGCTTGCTGGATTAAGGAGACCAAGCTGATTCAGGGTTCGGAGCGCTGTCGCGTTCGGGTCGATACGACCATGTAATTGACAGCGCACTTTGACATCCTCGTTAAGAGGTCCGATAGAACAAAAACTTTTATTGGAAAAGTCATTGAATCTTCCTGATCCTGTCTGTTGGGAACGGTTTGATTTACCGCGCCCAGTTAACAGTAGCGGACGGCTAGACTTATCTTTCATAAGCTCCATAATACCATAGATATCATTGACGAGTGGAACCCACCCGTAAATGTATTCTAAGTATCGTGAAGCAACCGTTTCAGGAATCCCGTGACGACGAATGTCGCGCACAGAACGCTTGAGATACGGTCTGAGAGAACGGTCTTTCCAAGCAGAGGTTAACAAGTTAACCAATGAGCCGGCAGGTGAACGAATCATCTGCACGGTCTGCCGCATGGTCCCCAACGTCTCGCCGATATTAGCCTTTTGACTGGCAATATCATTGAGAGCATTCGTAATCGCTTCATTCTCCATCCCAGAAGGGAACTTATAGTTATCTATAAGCTTGTTGAATGATAAGCCACCAAGATCGGGACAATTCTGCGAGAGGAGGGCTTCATCATGCCATCCTCCGTTAGAAGTTGAAACGTTTCTCATATTCTTTTTGGAACCAGCAGTTTGGCGATGATACCCAGTATCAATCTGGGGCGAATCGCCTCTGATTCCGAGAGATTTACGAGAATAATTGGTAGGCTTACGAAACTTTGATCCATCAGGAAATGTAATCCACGAACCGCTTGCCACAGAATCCGGTTTAACATCTTGCGATGTTTGACTGGTGTGAGAGGCGGTCGTAGTTCCATTTTCGGTCGCGATATAGCGATACCGAGTCCTGAATTGATACAAAGTCGCCACGTTACGTCCTTTCAAGTTGAGAAAGGCGTCTTGTGAGACGGGGATAGAGAACTACCCCATAGGAGCCCTTCGG